CTTACCAGTTCGGATTATCTTTTGTTCAATATACAAACCCGCCGCCTTTCCTCGAGCTACTTCAGCGTTTACTGCCGCTGACCACGCACCCTTCTTAAGTGCGTCCTGTCTAATTTTTCCTAACTCAGCAATGTGTCTTGAATAATTTACTTCATATTTCTTTTGCCATTCTTCTCTTAGTTCCCCAATGTGTTTTACCACTAGTGGATAGAGTTTTGGATTCTGTAATTTACTCGCGTATTGGCGCGCCGAATCTTTACTAAAACCTGCGTTGATAGCGCATTGCGTAGCTGTCTCTCTTCCTTCATTTATTATAAGCTCGTTAGCAAATTTAATTTGCTGTTCAGTCAGCCTTTTTGGTAGTCCCATTTTTTTCCTTCCGTTCTTTAATACTATTTTGTAAGTCCTCACTAAAAGAATCAAGAGGACCTGTAAGTCGCTCCTTTGCCTTCCTGTGTTGTTTGTAGACAAACTTTCTTGCCTGATTAAAGATTTCGTCAAATCGTTTTCTGTATTTATCATTAGCCACTCTGGACTTGCCATCCCACTTCATCATACCTTTAAATGTTTCACTCCAAGTAGGTTAACTTCTTCCTTAGTTAATGTTTGAATGTAATGATTATTTATTTTAGCCGAGCCATATTTTCTAGCCCAGTCTCCATCAAAATAATGTGGTTCAATTTCTTTTTCTTTAACCCAGTTTTTTATTCGCGTGAGCTTTTCCATTTTTTCATTTGGTACAGAACATAGGAAAGTATTAACAGAGTATCTCTTGCCTTTAGTAACAGGTGTAACCTGATGTATCCAAAAACAACCGGCAGGAAAGATTAAACATTCTCCTTCTTTTAAATATTCTGTGTGTTGACCATTAAAGAATTTAAACTGTCCACCATTAAAATAGTTATTCAACTGAATAGTACAGCTGGCTGTAACAAAGTCATGACCATCAATGTGAGGGTGAAGCTTACCACCATTTTCGTAACACATTAATCTGTAGATATGAGCGTAATTAATTTCATCTGCAAATATATTAACCGAGACACAATTTAATTTTTTAAGATAGTCCATCCATTCACTAATCATTCCTTTCATGGCCTCATGTACTAGGTGAAAAGTTTCACTTCCATGCAGGAGATGAACCAGGCTAAATGTAGACTCTGTGTCTACGCCAGTAATAGCATGATAACAATGTTCGCCTTCTTTCTCTGCTTTTCTGTGTTCATACTCGTCTATGAGTCTCTTGCACTGGGCTTTATTAAGTAATTGCTTCTTGAATATAAATTGTCGTTGATCCATGGGTTGAAATATAGTACAACTTAGTCTATAAAGCAACCTATGTTTACCGGAAAGTTATTAAGACAAGTTACCGATAAGTTTTGTAAATCAGAAGCGGCGCGACAAGCACGTGTTCAAGTTCTATTACCGAATGGAGAATTTTATGACATCAATGGTATGAAACTCTTGCAAAATAAATTAATAGGTGTAAGAGAATCTCATAGACTGGTATTCACAATTACTCCTGAAACCTGGAAGATGGGCAAAGTTATAAAGAAAGTGTAGTAGTGAAACCAGAAAGAAAATTTTGGCATGAAGTTAAAAAATCTACACCTCAAATATCCTGGACTAGGATTGAAAACTCTGTATCTTTCGGTACTCCTGATCTATTGGGCTATAATACTAATTCCAAGTTTTTTACTGTTGAATTAAAAGTTACTAGAGGCAACACTGTGCGCTTCTCTCCACATCAATTCTCTTTTCATTTAAGTCGTCCAAAGAACACATTCATAATGATCAAAGCCCTGACGGGCTCTCATAAAGGTGTAAAACTTTATGAGGGAAAAAATATCAAGGAGCTTGATGCTTGCGGCCTGAGCCTGGAACCCCTGCGCCAGGATCTTCCTGCTTGTTGCTCTTATTTAACTTGGCTTGAGGCTTGAAGCTTGCTGCTTGAGACTTCCCCCGCTTGCTGCTTGCTGCTTGAGCCTTTTCTTTCCTTACCATCTCCTTAAACTCTTTTAACCATTTCGCTGTAAAAATATTTTTCTGCATTAGTGCAATCCATATGATATGTTTGAAATTTTTCCATCCCAACACTTCCTGCAACTCTGGCACTTGTTGCCTTGACTCGAGCTCGGACAGGTCGCGCCAGCGTCAACCACGGTCGACGTGTGGGGCCAGGATCCTGAGGGCTCCTGGTTCACCATTGGCATGGAGAATCTTACAATTAAATTTTTTGGACAGCTGGCCTGGTGCTTCAGGGTCCAAGCTTCTCGTGTGGGCATCCAGTGGCGGATCGCAGGCGTGAGATGACACACAGCGTAGATCTTGTTAAGGTGGTCCAGGTCCTGGACATCTCCTGAGTCATGCCACCTGAAAACATCAGATTTTTTTGAATTAATAAGAAGAGCCATAGCTCCAGTCCACAGCGGGTGCTTGACGCTCGCAAGTCTTCTGTATTGTGCCTCTTGCACAACTTTAAATACGTAACAACCTTTTAATGCATAGCAGTCATAGCAGGTGCTGCCCTTCACAGCCCGGAGCTTAGATCCTGTCTTGCATTCCTTAGCCGGCAGGCCATAAGCCCAGCCAGGCATTTTAGATGGTTTACTTAAGCCACCAACCAGATCCCATGCTTGCTGTGTATTCATACTTTCTAGATTCATATTATTTTTAAATTATGGTTTTTTTAAGGCGCCTGCTGCTTGACGCTTGCGGCCTGAGCCTCCTCCCCTGTAGCCATTCCTCTGGGCCCAGGATTCATGTAATTTTTTAATTCGCGCAGGATCTGCCCGCGGCTCTGATTTAAGTTTAGCCCGGACCCGCGCTGCCGCGAGTCCGGTGTTCCAGGTAATAACCATTAATTTATATTTTTCTTTACAGCTCCACCCTGTATCATGATATTATCATCGCTGAAGCCTTTATCGGTCAACAATTTTGAAATTTGACCAACCATTTTAACCTCGGCGTTTTTTTCATGTGTGTCTTTGTATTTAATATATTCCTTGTTCAGGCGTACAGGCTCAAACTTGGTATAATAACACAAATAACCATCATCGTAACCGTCTTTAGCTTTGGTTGATTTTTGAGATGCTACATGCCAACGATTATTTTTAAAGATATAAATATATTCTATAAATATATCTCCTTTAATCTGGTTCATGTACATCCACTCATCACGATAGGTTTTTGCTGGGTCTTCTTTCCTCTCCCAGTCGCGACCATAAAAACTACACTCTTCAAAAGTATCACCTAAATAACTGGCGTCTCCTTGTGTAAATAGTTTTTTAGCTAGCTCATAATTATCGTAATTATCAACAAGACATTTTCCTACACCATATGGATAACCATCACTATGGACATATATAACTTTTACTTTTTTTGTTTTTGGGTCTTCTATTGCTATATTGCTTCTAGTACTCATTTTTCCTCTTTCTGTTTATTCTTATCCTATATTATCTCATCTTTATTGTCAAGCTTGTTGCTTGCTGCTTGACGCTTTCACCCCTGGGGTGAAAAAAAATTTCAACCAGAAGTTGAGTGCTACGCAGGTCGGCATGACGCAAGCGATTACATACCATGTAGAATTCCAAGCGTAAGACCTGGTTATAGTGGTTGATATCCCACAGCTACCAACTTCCGATTAGGAGTAGTCCTGGTCGCTGGTAAAGGTTAAAAATAAAATTTACTTTACAACCAGGGGTTGTCCCAGGGCAGTTATTATTATGCCTCATACCCCAGGAGGCATATCCTATATATTCCCATTGACATTGTTTGTCAAGTAGTATATAAATTTATTTTTAACCAACAAACAAAAAGGAAAAAGACATGGCTAGAATAAGACTAAATCAAGAGTATAGAAATAAAATTGCTAATCGTATGAGAGTACATATTGAAGCAGAAGATACTCAAGAAAAAGAGAAGTTTTTTCAAGAAAGAGAAAACTTTAAAGCACACCAAGATAAAACTTGGGAACTTGCTAAAGTGTGCGTGTCCAGACAATATCCAGAAAAAGATGTTCAGATGGCACATTACTTGCAAGACAAATATCAAAATGTAAATACTATTGCAAAAGATAGTTGTTTTCATTTTGGCTACATGGGCAAACCAGAAGAAAAAGATGAAGATGATAAATATATCTCAAAACATTTTGATTTCAGATTAAATGGAGATTTAGATGGAATTGATAGGCAAGATGAACAAGAGGGATATAGACCATCTTCCAGGGATTTTGGTTATGCTTACTTTCGTGATGAACTGAAAGCACAAGACCAATGCAACCCAGACATTACGATTGAAATGGATAAGAAAGATAGCAACCCACATTGGACAAAGTATCAAGACGCAAACGACAAGTATCTTGGAACAACAAGTGGGAGAGATAATCTAACATCATACGCAGACCAATGGGATAAACAATATGAGTTGGATTTAATTGGTAGAGAATATTGCCGAGATAGACAAATCCCAGTTGCAAGAGAAGAATATAAAACTTTTGAAATATGGCAACAGAAAAAAGGTCAGTTAATCATGGCACATTATAAATGGATTAAATCTGTATTAGACCAGATGAAAGAAATTAAAGTAGGTCTAAAAGGTTATAGATATTTAGATGAAGCATTGGAACTTTGTACAGAACTTGGATTAAATGTCCAGGAAGATGAAGTAATCAGATGTAATTCTACTGGTTTAGTTATCTACAATCCAAAAAATCTAGCTGATAGGATTAAGGGCATGAAAAACAGAAATATCAGTAGAGAAGATAAGATAAAATCCAGGTTATTGTATGAGAAAAATGCACAATCTGGGGTTGTAAATTAATTAATTTACTACTTGCATTTAGCATGGGATATGATACAATTATCCCATGTTAAACAATCTAACAAAAGGTAATATGAAAGACACAGTAAAACAACAAATCAGCGAGTTAGAAAAAGGTCAAATTTTTTATATTTCTTATTATGCAAAAAAGCATAGAGAAATAATTACTCGTAAAGGCACAACAGATGACACTTCACAAATAAGAGGAAACTGGATAACACCTAAAGGAAATTATTGTTTTTGCTATTTTGATTTAGACGCAGAAACTTTAAATCCTTATAGAACTGCAACCAATCCAATTAAAATAGAGAAAGAGGTAGCATAATGGATAATGTAATAAAACAAACAACACTTTTGGCAAAACTAAATGCAGTTATGGATATGCAAATTTATATCCTGGAACAAAGAAAAAAACTTGAAGAAGAACTTAAACAATTAGAGGAAAAAAAAGATGAGTAATGTGGATAGTGATTTGATTCTTTCCGATAGCGATATCGGAAAGAAAGTTTTTGAAATAGAACAAGAGGTTACATATGTTGTTAAAACTCAAGTCATTGCAAAAGATGATGATGAAGCTTTTAATAAATATCTTGAGTGTACTGAAACAAGAAATTGCGAGGGATATAATGCGCCAAATAATAGTTTTGACATTGTTTCCTGGGCAAAAGAATATTCACAACATAAAGGAACTAAATTAATTGGAACTATCAAAAAAGAAAACGAAGATGAAGAAGATAGTTTGTTGGAGGTCGCATGATTTTTAATTTATTATTATACATGGGAATTTTTTTTCTAGTTGGTGGATTTAGTTTGTTTATATATTCAGAAATTAGATTAAGAGATATTGATATTCAATTATTTAAACTTGAACAAAAAATAAAAAAGGAGTTAAGCAATGAGTGATGAAGAAATAAAAATTCTTTTTAACATAGTTGATAAGTTAGAAAAAAGAATTTTTCTACTTGAAAAAGTTTTGGCAAGTCACGCAAAATGTATTGGAGAAATAAGAGGAGAAAAAAATGACACTTAAATTTTGCCAGGGTACATGTTGCCATCAATATTGTACCCAGGACAGATTGCGAGGAACTAAAAATAATAAAACATTTCAAACCAGAAGAAGAACTAGTTTTTATTATGGACAAGGAAATTTTTGTTCTTTAAATTGTCAGAACGATTGGTTTGAAACTTTTGGAAATAAATCCATAGACCACTTTGGAAGATTGACCGAGCCAAAACATTTAAGAGAAGAAAACGCCTGGGTTAAGGATTATAATTGGGATAATGGTTATGATAGCAGAAGTTATGTTTATTTAAATAAAATAACAAAAGAACAAAGACCATTGACCGAGGAACAATTCAATGATAACAATTACACATTAAACGAAAGGTAATATGAAAGAAAAAATAAAACATAAACATTTTGGAAAATCTTTTGGCAAAGATATAAATTTTCCAAAACATTTAACACCAGAAATAATGCATTCAGCTTTATTTGTTTTCAATGCGCGAGGTAAAGAAGAAGTTGCGAAGCGTGTGCAATATTGCGCAGAACAAATTGGAGATGAAGCAATGTCATTTGCAATGGCATTGTTAGTGTTACCAGAATTGCAAAAGATGACAATGCAATCTGATGAATACAAAGAGTGGCAAGCACAAAGATTTAAAACATTAAATTAGTTTTAAGAACTATCGTCAAGATAGTGTTACCTGAAGCCTGGCGCAAATAAATTTGCGCCAGGTTTTTTTTATTTAATTTATTTATTTTATTTTATTTATTTTATTTTATTTTATT